ACTAGCCAGCACCTCGCGAGCTGAGCCTTACGGGCTCGCGTTTTTGCCTTTAGGGCAAATACTTGCCTAGAGCGTATCAGATCCATGCAACCTACCTTCCGTTAGATTAACAATACCATTTCACTATGTGGACTATGATTTACATCACATAGAATTGACAACTGTATCGATAGTCATCCATTTCTTGCCATGATTCATCATAGCCAGCAATCATTTAGATTTACCAGCCCATCCATCGCCTTTGAAAACTAAGCCCGGTGCTGAGTACAACCTATTCATAGCAATCTTGCATTTAGGGCAATCCATACCCGGATCATCCTCTTTGTAAGTCCTATGAACTGATCCATAAGTACCGCATTCTCTACAGCTGTATTCGTATGTAGGCATTACTTACTCCTTATCAATTCGCATGTGTGGCACGCTTTGGCTGCAAACTTCCACATACCACACTTTTCGCATCTAGCAATATCTGAGTCAGGAACATCCAATGCTTCAACGACATTCTTGACTCCAACACATCCACAATCCATACATTGATATAACTTGAAACCATCTGGCATATCGGTAGCATCAAGCCATAAGAACTCTGTGTCGCGTTTGCAACCATTACATTTGAACCTAGTTGGATTCGTCATAATTGATCAATTCGTGGCATTTGAAACATGTGCCATCCTTAAAGATTCGGTCGTCATCGCACACTTGGCATTTGACAATCGATTCCTCTAAATGAACACCATTATCATCCATGACAACCTGTAATCCCTTGCCATTGATAAATGCTATGTATCCCATTACTCAACCCCCTCAAAGAACCATTTGCCATTGGCTGTCATCTTTGCCCATTTAGCATGTTCGGTAACTTTGCCTTTGCAAACATATCCATAATAAGGCTTACCTGTCTTAGATATGCCTTGTTTAAGAATATGACCATGTTCGCAAGCTGGTGGCTCATTAGGCGTTGATGCACCAATAGAGTCCACAACTTCAGCAACGGACCAAGCCTGTGGATCGTCTTGCTTATTCTCAACAGCAAATGAAGCTCTTAAAGCATCCTCAACAGTTGCTGATCTTGAACCTGGTGATCCATAACGCCTTTCTTGTAATTTCTTTTCGTAAGTGTTTGGCTCGGCATTATTTACCTTAGCCATTTCCTCTCTCGAAGCGCGTTTGCCTTTAGCTGCGAAACCAGCATTTGCGAGCGCACGACCGATCGCTGAAGTTTCACAATTCTCCAATGCAGAAGTGCTATTAACACCCTTTTCCGTAATGTTCTCAAAAGCAAGCCCAGTCGCGCACGGCTTAGCGTCCGCTTCCGTTTTGAATAATTTAGCAAAAACAATGAATCGAGAGTTTGTGGCCTCGATAAGCTCTGTTTCCACTCTGGAGTCTGGAAATTTGTCATGCCATTTGTCCAATCTACTTTCTACAGTTTCGTAATCGTTTAAGTTAAACATTATTCCTTCCATTCAAAATCTTGGTCTTGGACTGCTTCAAGGACTGTCCGATAGATAGCTCCATAGGCGACAAAGTCTTTAATTGAGTCGTAATGATCTGGAGTTTCAGTAAGCCTAGAAACCTTGACCAACGCCATACATAAAGCAGCTTGGTGTGGTGTGATTGGGAAATCAAGATATGCACTCCACAATCCTGCGATTCTTTTGTGATTGTAGTATGGATGTCCATAGACACTTCCGCGCTCTTGGATCGTAGTAATGACTTCATTTAATAAATCCTCAGTTTTTGTCATAATCAAAAACCTGATCTGACTTGTTTTGCACCATTCGGCGATGTAATTCCCAGCCATCTTTACGGCCACGCCAGTAATGTGTTTGTTTGCGATCCTCTATTTTTAAGGCTACAAACCAATAAAGGGTAATAAACCCAATACATAAATAAATTGCTGTTTCCATTTGTTGCTCCCGTTCCGCAAAACATTTGTTTGCGTTGGGATTAGTATGAACCTATTTACCGACAGTTTTTACATTTCTTAGCGTGTCGTTTATAACAATTAGATAACGCTAATATCCTCAAAATCGTCGATATGGTCATCAATCGTCCTATCCCGATAATCGGTTTCACGCCCCATAACTCTTTCCTAGAGCTGTAAATGATCCATCTTTGTTAATAGGGATAAGCGTAGGGGTCATGTTTTTACCATTCCATTCGAGAATGGCTATGCCCATTTGCCAATTCGCTAGACCCTTCGTATAAGACGCTTTTGCCTTGTTCATAAGGTTGCCTACCTCAATGCCATATAAAGGCCTGTAATGGCCTCCTAAGCCCTCAGAAAAGGCCGACATACCTAACTTATGGGTATGGCCACAAACTACGCTCTTACCGGCCTTTCTGGCCAGATTTAGGGCAGTTATACCGGCATTAGGATTTGAATTGCCTTCATCGCCATGAGCCAAGATCCAGCCCTTTTCAAATTCATAAAATGATTTATGGAAAGTTATGCCTAGAGAATCAAAATCCATAAACTTGGAGTATTGCAGCTCTGGAAGGCTGATTAAGCCAGGTACTTTTAATAAAGTGTTATATAGGCGATCAGTATGATTACTGCGGACAATATGAGCCTCTCTAGCATTTTCAGTTAAAGCCCAAAGGATCTCTTGAGTCGCTGTCCTATCATCATCAAGGGTTTGCTGATAAGCCAAAGGTGTTTTTTCAGCCCAACGGCTAATGGTCTGAAAATCAATCTCATCACCCACGCATAATACTGAATCAAACTTTTCTTTTCTAGCCAGCTTAATAACATTCTTGACAGCTGTTTCATGGTGGTACGGAATTTGCAAATCACTTATTACTAAGTATCGCTTAATCGTCATCCTCATCGTCAGTTGGATCTATGGAAGGAATGATCCCGCCATCGCCTACAATCCAATCAGGAAATGTTTTATGTTCAGTCATAAGCCAAAAAGCATGTTCAGGCGTAAATCCTGCTTTTCTGGCTGCTTTGTAGCATTCGTGTAGAGCCATGTAATGTTGATCAATTTTACTTAATGGCTCAGGAGTGTGGCGAACTACTCTCCGATTAACCTTTTTGCGTGGTGTGCGTTTTCGTGTGTTCGCCATAATTAAATTATGACTTGCTAATTAGTAGAAACAAATCATCGACACGCTTTTCAAGTCGATTTAATTGATCTTTCATAGATGACCCTGAGTTGGGCTTTAACTCTGAAAGGTAAGACTTAATAACCCAACGCAGAGCCACTAATAAACTTGTTGCAATTGCGCATACGCCAACGCCAAAGGCGACCCATTCGTTTGGACTCATTTTTCACTAAGGCCATAATCTACTTCGCTCCCGGACTTTGGATCTAACGCCTTTGCTATTGGAGCAACAACTGCACCAAGCAAGGTTGCATAAGCTGGATGAATGTCAGCCACTATTGCTAAGGCAACTGTTATTCCACTAGCTGCTACAGCTCTTAAATATGACTTAATTGCTGCTTTGTGTTTTTTGGTTAGTTTCATTAGTTGCCTTTCAGTAGTGGGATGTCGAACTTATGACCAGGTTGATTTGACTTAAAAGAAATGTGAATATGCTTAAAATGGGGATTCAGCCCACGATATTTTCTGAACTTCCAAAGCGACTTTGCTGATGCAATTTTACCAGCATGAATTACATACAGAAAACGCTTATCTTTTTTTGCTGCCTGTCGAATCTGATCTGCCAGATCGAAACTAATTCCTTCTTGGTCAGATAAGCGAGCGTCAATGTCGATGGCACATACCTCACCGCGTTCGTTCGGGTTATGCTGACTGACTCTGGCTGAATGGCGAGCATCACCAATCCATCCATCACTTGTGCGCTTGCGATCAGGGAAGCATTCATTTACTTGTTCCCTAAAGGTTTCAGCAGCTTTAGATAACCAAGGCTTCATTAGCCAAGTAGCAATTTAACTTCATCAGCAGTTAAACCTAAGCGATCTAGGATTGCTTGGCGTGCTGCAATTTTTGACTCATCAACTACTGGCAATTCATCAATCATTTTTTGTTGTAATTCTTTTTCAGCAGCTAACTCTGCCTTAGTCATTTCTCTTTCAATGACTTCATCGGTTGTGCAATTAACTTCAACTTTTTTGGTTGTCATTATGAAATACCCCATAACTGTAATGTGCCTGTAATTGATTGACTTCCCGATCTTGTAAAATCAACTCTAGTTATTGCAGTTCCAGTTGTATGATAATTTCCTTGAGCATATCCATTATGATAAA